ATGGCAAAAAACAAAGAAAACATCCACAGTTTTAAAAAAGGATTCGGATTGATACCCTACAAGGACATCCGTAGAGCAAAAGACGAGATAATGGAAGCCCTTGGTATTTCCGCAAGATCACAATGGTATCAGCGGTTATATGGAAACATCATCCCAAATGTTGAGGAAAAAGAGGCAATTGAGAAAATATTCTCAAAGTACAAAGTTAAACAGTCCGATATCTGGGGAAGCTGATGAATGCACGTGCTCAACTAACGAAACGAGAAAAAGAGATTGGAGAGCTTATTGCATGGGGAGCGATAAAGAAAGAAGTTGCCTATCGACTATCAATCTCAGTGCATACAGTAGAAAACCATGTGAGGAATATTTTCGCAAAAACCGAGTGCCGGAGCGCCAACGAATTTTCAGCATGGTATTTCTGTACACACTTCAACATCAGCATGGAATTGTCCCCATTGAAAAACGTAGTCGCCGCTTTCTTACTCACAATATATCTGTCTGGCGACATTTCGCAAGGATTTGATCTTTTCACTCGTGGACGATATGCCAGGCAGACGAAAACTGCCGAAATACGTAGGTCCCGAATCCAGCGCGATGAGTTAGAATTCACTTTTACTTAAAAGGTATGATTGAAGCATTATTCAACCAACTATTCACGGAGGATGACCGGATAAGGATCAGATCCCGGACACGGTCTGAACCGACCGAGACGGAGCGAAAAGCATGGATCCTGTTCGCGTATATGTCGGACTACAGTATTTATGATATTGCCAGATGCACGAACAGAAAATCCAGACAGGCAAAATATCTTCTTACAAAAGCGGAAGATTTATTCAGCGTGAATGACAGGACATTACACAGTTTTATTGAAAAGTATGAAAGAGCATTGGAACAATCTGGTGGATCAGATTCAAAAAATGATTGACGACGAAGCGACCGTGATCAACGGGTTGCGAAACGGTCCGGACGTGACGAAGATCAAAAAGAATTTTGAGCGAAACGTGAAAACATTGGGCAAACAGATCGACGAGTTCAGCGTATTTGTCCCGGATCCGGAAGCGGATGAGATTGAGATGCCGTTCGACAGTGAAGAATTCGCAGGCACATGGAAAGACTATAAAGAGTTCCTGTATGACGTGTTCGGCATTATCCTGGTACCAGTAGAAGAAAGACGTAGGTTAAAGAAACTTTTCAATATCTCGAAAAAAAACGAAGAACGTGCACTGGAATTCCTGGATTTCTATATCTGCAGCCGGTACAAATCGATCTTCCTACCGAAAGATTTCCAGTTGAATAACGACCAACCCGGCGACGAACCGGCAAAAGAATCCGGATTTACTCTAAAGAAAAAAACAATATGAAATTCAAAAAGAAAACGAAAGAAGAATGGCTCGAAATTATCATCTACGGTCTACTGGCAGTAGTGTTAATTGGATTGTGTCTTTGCCTCATTTTGCTATCAGAGAAACCAGATAAATTATTCGCGACAAATTAATAGAACATGGAAATTAAGGACAAGTCAACTCATGTCTTTCTAAAAACGGAGGACAGTTTTACCAGCATTGCGAAAAAGAAATTCAAGGGAGTGCACCAGGTATTCACGACTATAAAACTAACCTCCCGGATGGCGGATCAGATCAATGACCTGTATAAGGCAAATATGGAAGTGGTAAGGATCAATTTCAAAGACGGATTCCTCCTTATCAGACTGAAGGAGAAGTCAACTTACAACCATATTGTAAAAGCAATCAAAACCGTGCTTTATGGCGAAAGTTGACCCGCGTTTGAAACGCCGGTACAATCTATGCTACCGGGCGAGAAAGAAAGGATATACAATTCACTCCCGGCGTAGAACTATCTATAGGGGGGGGGTAATTGATACGAACTTAGAAAAGAAATTATCAACATACGGTTTTGCCGTTCAATTAAAACTTTTCGAATATGAACGATTTAGAAAAACAACTATTGCAAGATTATCCCACCTGGCAGGACTTCGTAAAAGATCAGAGTCCGGAACAATTGGTGGTCAATTATGATTTTGTCAATAATTTATTTGACGTGTATGAAACATCACCCATCACGCTGTTATTCCTCACGAAGATCTATCCACGGAAGCAAAGTTATGCCGGATTCGAATATTTGGATCTTTGGCTCCGTTTCCTGAACGATTTCCTGAATATAAATAAGAGCCTCCAGACTCAATATATAAAGCAGCTCTCATATATGCTGTATGCCAAATATAATCACTTCCGATTATCAGATCTCAAATTGCTGTTCTATTATATCCTGGAAAGCCGGTACGGCACTTTTTACGGAAGTATTGATACCCAGAGGATCGTCTCCAGTTTTTTTGATTACAACCGGGAACGCGAAGAGACATTCGGAAAGATTCGAGACAGACAACGTGCGGCTGAAAAAAAAGCCGAAAATGAGAAGCCTTACACACCACCTGATCTGTCGAAGTACGAAAATATCTACGGCATCCTAAAAGGCGGAGAAAAGTATATTGAATCGCTGGCCAGAGAAAAAAGCGTATGATTTTCATCCTGTCCATATTTTCCGAGCAGGATCCTGTAAAGAGAGGGCAACACTACAAGGCCTACTCTCTACATAACCTACTCAAAGGTATTGACAATCGTATTGTAACATCATCAGAATTTTACGCAATTCTCAGATGCATGCGTGAAGATATCCTGCAACTCGATAGGTATTACAAGTGTGAAACGGTGCTCGATATCTATTGGGCGAAAGACAAAGGCCTTCACGTGATCGATATATCCACCAGATTTTATTCAGCAACATTAACAGCTAAACAAATAGATTGACATGACTTATTTCATCACAACAGCGGATATCAATCCCGTGAATCTGCTTCAGAAAGCAGTGAAAGAGATGGCCGAAAAAATAGACCATCGCACGAATTCGGATCCGGATCAGTTCGAAAAGGGTCTCAATGAACAAGTCCGAATATTGAACAAAAAGTATCCGCGCTGTACACCTGTCAAAGTCTCGGATAGTCGGCGCCACTCATTGGTCGAAGATTCGGATTTCAGTTTTTTTCTTAATGCCGGTAACTGGTACTTGTATATATATTTTCACGCAATTAAAGGAGAGGCAAAGCTATGATCAATTACATCACATTCGAAAATGTCAATGGAGTAAAACGAGAGTTTGAAAATAAGGAAGGGTTTGCCAAAATCGACGGGAGCAACGGGATTGAACTCATGACTATTTGGGGATATGAGTTTGATGAAAAGTTGTTAGATATGACCGTCATTACCGATTAATCATAAAAGACCAGCATGAAATTTAATTTGGAAGAACAATACCAGATCTACCTTCAGAAAGTATATCTTGATGAGAACAAAATGGGAGAAACCCAGAAAAAAGAAACACGACAGGCTTTTTTTGCCGGCGTTTCCCAATCCGTTTTGTTCTATCTCGCACTCGCGAATATAGAAGAGATGAAGGCTGTTGATTTACTTGACGATCTGATAATGGAAGTTTCCAACTTCTGGCTAAAATTGACGGGGACTCCTCTGAAAAGTGATAATTAGTGATATATGACAAAAATTAAACTGCCTGAGATTACCAGCAATTCGCTGGTATTCGTAGATGACCGGATCCAGGACATTGTGGACACGATTAATGAAGCTTTCATTGTCAAGACCTCATGCCTGGATCCATCTAAATTCAGTATCGAGAGCCGGGATAAAGACCGGTACCGGTATGAACCGACGGCGGACACGCTGTATCTCTATCTGAAAGGGATCGGAAAGACGATATCCCGGACGGATCTCCGGATCATCCTCCGGGACCAGAACTATTTCGACCAGGAGAACCCGGTGTTGAATTACTTCAATACCATCCGGGGATCATACAAAGGGGACAGCCATATCGACAAGCTATGCGACCACATCACGCCCAGGATCTTCGACCGGGAACCGGATTATTACCGGGAACGGATGAACACCCTTATCCGGAAATGGATGGTGGCCAGCGTGGCGCAATGGATCGACGGAACTCCCAATCCGGTGGCGCTCGGATTTATCTCCATGGAGGAATATATTGGCAAAACTTTCCTGACCAGGTTTTTCCTGCCGGCAGAATTAGAGTCGTATTACGTGCAGCCGGAGAATGACAGCCGGTTTTCCCTCTCGGATGTATTCACCCGTTACCTGATCGTCTGTTTCGACGACCTGGTGGGAATAAACAAGGGGACAGCCAGGATCGAGGAATTCAAGAAATACACCCGGTCACGCATGATCCTGGTGCAACGCCGGAATGATGAGTTTCCGGCCGAACAGCCGCGGGTGGCCGTGCCGATGTTCACAGCTAACCGTACGGCCGAGATGGGAGGGTTCCTCTCGCCTATCCATGGGACCAGCCGTTTCGGCACCATAGAGGTGGACAGGATCGATAAACGCTACTCGCAGCGGGTGAAGATCGACCAGATGTGGGCGGAGGCCCTGATGTTGTATGAGAACTCGGAATTTGATCCCCATTATAGCGATGAGGAGATCGAGGAACTGCAGGAATACAATCAGCGGTACCTGATACAGACGGACGAGGAGAAATACGTGAGACTCTATATCACGCCCCCTACCGACGAAGAGGACGAAGAGGCGGAATGGTGTACGGCCAGCGAGATACTCTCGAACCTGAGACGGAACAGGAAGATTCTCTCGAACGACATGATGCGGGTTACCCCCCAGAACATCGGCCGAGCTTTGACATCCATCGGGTTCCGGAGGGAATCGAAACGGTCCGCGTCAAAATCGTACCCCGAATACAAGTATCACATAAAGTTCAATTTTTAATGTATATACGCTATATGGGTGCATACGCATATATAATATTTATAATATATTTATTATTAATAAGTTACAATATTATATATTTTTTTTACGCACGTAAAATTATTTTTTGCAAAAAACACATACTACTTACTACATATTTTACATAACCGTTTCCCAAACGATGTTTGCAATGTAGTAGGTACGTTTATTTAAGTTACTACAAAGTTACTACAAGTTGTAGGCTTATTTTTTTGCTTACTACATATAATATATTATATTTCAGCAATATATATCCAATGTAGTTTGTAGTAGGTATTTTCATTTTTGGATTTTATTCTAAATTTTTTCGTTGTATGACAGACAATCGCCCACATATCATTATCAACTTACGTCCTATATTACAAGATTTTATGTTGCATGAATTCAATTCTTCCGATGATGGCGCCATCATCCTGCACGAACGGCACGACATCGGAAGATTCATCAACACCATGTGGTCCATATCAGACAAACCGGTCAGCAAAAAGGATTACAAATACCCGGTGAAGATGATCATCCCGGTACAACCCAACAGTGCCCATATCCTGAAGTATAATTTCATCCATGTTACTACATGGAAGCATGTGCAGATCATCAACTACATTGAAGCGGAATTCAAACGGCGTGTGAGGGATTTCTTCTCGATCGGATATGAGAAAAAGTTCAAACAGACCGATATCATCAATGCTTTTTTGCAGGCGTATAACATCAAAAATAACGCGCTGAATTTCGACCAGGTCAAGAAATTAGACTACCGGAACAGGTTCAGATTCCGGGAAGAAATTGCAAAAACAATCCAAAGCACTATTATCCAATAAATTAAAAAAAATCTCACCCTTTTGTGAAAAAAATCTCACAAATCGGTAAAACCGTTTACTCTTATGACACGAAAAAACAGCGAATTAAGAAACCGGATATGTAACATATACTATACTCCGGCAAATGAATGCTCCATGGTAGATATCCCCGGACGGGATTTTGTCCAGGTTACCACCACCTGGAAAGAACTAATCTACGCCGACGCGGAATTAAAGGAAGAAGAGCCGATAAAAGGCGAAATGATCAACCAGGAACTGACAATCCGGATCCTGGGAAAAAGCAGGGAGATGGATGCGGAATTGAACGATATCATTTCCAGACCGAATATATTCCGCCTGGCGTACTCCAACGGTGAAAACCGGATCGTGGGTACGACCGAGAACCCGGTGGTATTATCACATGAGACATCAGGCGTCCTGTCTGGAACAAACCTGACCTCAAAGCGGACATCCGCCGAAAAATCCAAAATATTGCAGTCCTTTTGACACTCCGTGTTTCGTTGTAAACTTGCACTATAAACGCGTTTACAATGAAATCGAATTATTTGATCACTACCCTGCTTCGTGGCAAATGGTTTATTGACCACAGGATTGACCTGGAAACCGGTGCGATTGTCGATAAGTTACTCGATCGGCAATTTTCGGGACAAACAGGAATTCTGTCGGACGATAAACCGTTTTCTTTTTCCATTATCTCCAGCGGTGGTGCCATACCGGTAGCCGAAGAGATCCCCGACAATATACCGGACGATACCACGGCCGTCTTCCTGGTGGAAGGTACCATGTTGAAATACGGGTCACTGAGCCATTACGGTACCACTGAAATCGCGGCGGTTATCCGGAAAGCGGCTTTGCATAAGAAAATAAGCAGCCTTGTTATACGATTCGATTCCGGTGGAGGATCCGTCGATTCCATCGCTCCACTGGCGGAAGTGATCCGGTTAGCGAAAGCCAATGGTAAACCGGTAGTAGCTTCATGCGACCTTTGCGCCAGCGCGGCTTATTTCGTGGCGACCTTTTGCGACGAGATCCATGCCGACAACGATATCTCCGCCGAATTCGGATCCATTGGTGTGATGATGTCGTTCCGGGATTATCAGAAATACTATGAGAAAAACGGGATCATCGAACATCGCATCTATTCCAACCTGAGCGAACACAAGAATGAACCCCTGGAACTGGCTCTTCAGGGAAAATACGATCTGATCAAAACCGAAATGCTGGATCCGCTGGCACGTGAATTCCAGGAAACAGTGAAAGAGAATATGCCGCAATTGAACCTCAAACAGGAAGGCATACTCTCCGGAAAGACTTTCTATGCAAAAGAGGCGCTCCAAAACGGGATGATCCACGCCATCGGTGACCTGGATTATTCAATTTCCCGGGCTCGCAAACTGAGACAAAAGAGACTTATCAACGATTATACTAACTCTTAAAATTTTCCTTTATGTTCAAACAAATCTTAGCTGTAGTCCTGTCGATGTTCACAATGAGCAAACTTCCTGTAAATAAGGAAGGAAAATCATTCCTGACCGACGACATGAAAGCAAAACTGAAAGAAGAATACGGCGACAAGTTCGTCGCCAAGTTCGAGGCCGAACTGGCGGAAGCCGAAAAGGACGGTCCGGTCGATACCGAATCGGACGAGATGGTTGCGATGAGAACGCAACTCGACAAACTGAAAACGGATCTCTCTGCCGCCCTGAACGACAAACAGAAATCCGATAAAGAAGCCGAAGAGCTGAAAAAGAAAGTGGAATTTCTCTCGAAAGAGGAAGAACCCGGCAAACCGACTGTAATTCCAATGGGTATGGGAGCAAAACAAGCGTTCAAACCGAACATGAACTACATCCACAACAAGTATGTGGATGCTTATTTCCGTGGCGACGTGGGTGCCATGTATTCTACCGATACGACCATCGATACCGCCGAACTCCAGACAGAGTTCGGCAAGTACGTCCAGACCGAGAAAGTGGATATCATCCGCAAACTCACGATGGATCTGACGGATACCAAGTACATGACCACGATCGTGACGGACAAAATGGAATGGCGTGCTTCCCAGGCCGACATCGATTCCGTGCTGCAGCAGTTCACGCCCTACTGGACTCCGACCGGAAAGGCGAAATTTACGCCCATCACCATCAAGAATTTCATTCTGAAGGTGAACCAGCCGATCAAGCCGGCCGATATCATCGACCAGTATCTCGGTTATATGTACGATGAGAACCTCACACCCGACAAGATGCCGATCGTGAAGTACATCGTGAACGAACTGATCCTGCCGAAGCTGTCGGAAGACCTAGCGCAAGCAATGGCAAAAGGTGAATTCGAGGAATTCAATCCGTCAGAAGATGGTGAAGCCGCTCCCGCCGGTCACGTGCTTGCTTCCATGGACGGATATGTGACTATTCTGGAGAGATTGAAGGAAGCCGTTGGAAATAAAGTAACCTGGCTACTTGATGGCGTGACGCTGACTCCTGCCAATATCCTGGCATCGATCGAGGGTATCGTGAACGAGATCTCGCCGAAGTACCGCTACAAAAAGTTGCCGATCCATATCGATCCCGACCTGGTACGGATGTACAATCTCGCGTATCGCGACAAGTACCCGACGACCAAGAACGAAGACAAGAATGAGAACCGTCTTGACTTCACCAATTTCTACTTCCAGCCGCTGGAGGGTTTGATCGGTACCGGTATCTTTTTCCTCACTCCGAAAGAGAACTTCAAACACCTGATGAGCAAAGATCACCGGGAAGCCAGGATCTACATCCAGGTACAGAACTACGACGTGAAGGTGTTCATGGAATTCCGTAAAGGTACAGGGTTTGCCATTCAGGAAGCGTTGTTCGCTTATCTGCCTCCCGCAGGAGAAGAAGGAGACGAAGAGCCGGAAGATCCTGAAGGTGTTTAACCACTTTTAAATTCGGGGGATTCGTTTCCCCGAATTTCTACTCAAAAGTTTTACGAACAATAAAAAAATTTCATTATGCCTCCATATACTTTAGTATCAGTCCCCAAAAAGAACGTGAATCAGGGACGGCCTACGCCCAAGAAAAAATATGTCATGATTTTCGATTGGGATGATGTGGCCGATTACGCGCGTGACGAAAAGAATGTGAGGGTTACCACCCTTGAATTCAAAGAAGGTAAAAAACCCATCGGTGTCTTTGCTACATCAAGAACGATCAACCCTTATTCCGAATCGAGCGGCGAATCCGGCCAGGCAGGGTTTCTTCAGCATGTGGACTTTGAGCATCCCGGTACCGACCTGGAATTCGACGAGTTCATCGAGAACAATATCAACCGCGAACTAGGCGCCATCGTGATCCCGTGTGACGGCGTTGATGCCCGGATTGCAGGAACTCCGTGCATCCCGTTGGTGATGACGGTTTCCTCTCAGGATAACAACGAAGCCGGCAAACATACCGTGCAGCTCGTTTCCGAAATGATCGGCAGCGTACTCGGACACATTTCGAAAGAACTGATCCCTGAGACGGATAACGCGGATATCAACGCCGCTCTCGGATTACCGTATGTACCACCTGGAGGAGATGGCGAAGGAGAAGGAGTGTGAACTCTTCAATTCGATAACATGCAAGACCGCCGGATAAGTCCCGGCGGTTTTTTTGTCCTTTTATCTGACCGTTTGCAATTGCATATTTGTATTGTATTTCAAAACACTAATTATCATATTATGACTACCAAAAAAAGTACAACAAAGAAAACGACCGGGGAGGCGGTTGAAAAGGTATCTCCAGTCGTCGAAAATTCGACGGAACAATCTTCTCCGGCTGAACAGGCGCCTCAATCCGGAGATGTGGATCCATCGACTGATGATAATCCGGGTGAAGAATCGCCTATCACGGAAGATCAGGTAAATGAGAGTCCATCTCCCATCTATGAGACAAACAATGAAGCGATCAAGCCGATTGTACTCGTTGTTACGAAAAGCGAGAAGCTGGCGGAAGTGGCATCCCGGAGTATCGCGCATTTTTTTGAAGCCGATGTAAGGGCGATTGTTGTAAATTTCGATCCCGAAATGAACCTGGTTGAGAAACTGGCCGATTGCATTTCCACATACGAAAACGAAACAGTGATCCTTTTCGATTCTATTGTGGCGGTAAATAAATTCTTTTTACAGGATGTCGGCGCCATCTATGCCGAACGGTCAAGGATTGGTTGGGATTACAACGCAAAAACTCCTGTCGTACTCGAACGATCCCGTATCGTAGATCTGTTGGAAAGCATCCCTGGTCTTTCCGGTAAAGATTTTATCCAAAGTTATTTCGAAACCTTCCATGGTGATGAATTGCCCCTTGTCACCGATTGGAGGATCGACACGTTTACATTGCCGGTAGTGAGTGTGAATCCATCACACAAGACCCTGAACGATTTGTTGCGTTTCAAGAGGTGGGTACACGTATCGGAAGCATCGGTGGATGCAATGCTTGAGTTTTTCAGTGAATAAAAACCTGGTATGAAAGAGGAAATTCAATCGTGGCTTAACTCGGGAGCGGACGCTTTTTCCGGGATCCTGTTACTGGATAAATATTGTCCTGATCAGATTTTCGTGCGTTTAATGAAATTAAACCCCACGAAAAACAGGTCAAAGATCATCCGGAAGCTGGCGGAACTGGCGAACCTGGACTATGAGATCAAGCCGAAAAAAGCCAAAAGGGAAACATTTCCCAGAACTCCGTTCAGGGAGGAGTTTCCTTTTCTCGCCTCCCCGGGTTGCCCGATTGAACTGAAAGCCCTGGTGACGGATAAATTCTCGTCATTTTACCGGTACCGGGATCTGCATGAAAAACTTTTCGACTGCACGTCAGCCGAAGAGTGTGCCGATGTGGCTGCCGCCCTTCTGGACAATTACCACGAAAACCGGATGATTTATGCGGAACTGGAATATTATAAAAAACACGGTTCACTCCTTGGAAAACATCCTGTTTTCGATCACTACCGGAAAATGAAGGCATTGCACAATCTTACCATAAAAGAACTGGTACTCAAACAGGGAAAGTTACAGCACAACATCTGGCGTATCGAATCGGAAATTAAAAGAGGGGATAAACCTCATTTGTTGGAAGACCGGGAACGAAGGTTGCAGGAAAAGAAAGCGGAACTGGCGGAAGTGAACAGGTTGCTGGAATAAAAAATCGATGGAATTATATGGCTTCAGAAATCATCGCTCAGGCGACATGGAATGAAAATACCGCTCCGGACTGGTTGGAAAAGATCAACTGGAAACATTATGAGAAACTGGCTTATATAGGATATAAACCGGAACAGATCGCCATGTTTTATGAGATCGACAAAGCGGAATTCATGTTCTACTTCATGATGATCGACAGCAAATTAAAGTGGCATTACGACCGTGGCCAGCTTTATGGTCAAGCCCGTGAAGGGATGGACATGGTGGCTGACGCCGCATACAACGTTACCCAAGCGCAGCGGCTGGACAAACTCCGTGATAAGATAGAATTCGAGAACGCGAAAAACGACGTGATCTATGGCGGATTTTAAACGGAGTTACTTCGATGAATTACAGGATCACATTCAGGGCGGTTCCAAGGATAAGATATCCGAAGAGGCTGAACAGTATCTGGATGTGCTTTACCTGCTGATCAACCTCCGGAGAAAATACGGCAAGGAAAACGCCATAGCTTTCATCCAGCGTCCGCCGTTCGGTATCAACTACCGCCGTGCCCGGTTGATGTTCGACGAAGCGGTGAACCTTTTTTATACCGATGACGGCATCGACCGCCAGGCCATGAATAACATGATTGCCGAAGATATTTTTAAAGCCGCCCAGGTTGTACTCCTGACCGCCAAGAGTGCGAAAGACATGGAGATCTACGGCAAACTGATGATGCAGGGACGGGAAGCCAAGGGCCTGGACAAAGAAGAAGCACCTAAACTTCCAGAAGAATTCTACAAAAAACCGATCAAAGTATATTCCCTGGATCCGGCGGCAATCAAACTGGAAGCGGCCGACCGTGACGCGCTGGCTGCACGGATCGACAGCATGGATATTCCGGAGGACGAGAAAACCCGCCTCCGTCGTGATGCACAAGTGGAAGATGTGGACTTTATAGAGATGTTCGATGAGCAGGAAAAGAAAACTCGATCTGAAGCGTGACGATGTAGAAGTCCGTTTCTCCAACTGGCTGGCCCAGCTGCTCGCGATCATGATGCCCAGGATCCTGACATTGATCGCCGGCCGGGGCACATCCAAGACAGTAGACGTACTGGTAGAACGGATACAAGAGGCTGCATTCGATTGTGCCGGCGCCCCGTTCGCCTTTGTGTCCGATACCTATACCAACCTACACAAGAACGTGATACCTTCCCTGCTGGAAGGGTTACGCATCAAGGGATGGGAGGAAGGCGTGCATTACGTCATCAATAAGGAACCGCCGAAAGAGTGGCGGGATAAGATGTACAACAAAATGTCGTCTTATAAGCATACCATGGTTTTCTTCACCGGATTCAATTTCACATTCATCTCCATGGACCGGCCGGCCATCGGCGCCGGTATGTCATACGTGGGTATTTTCGGAGACGAAGTGAAGTACTTTCCTCAGAAACGCATCGCCAACATCCTGAAAGCCGTCCGCGGGTATAAGGTCCGTTACGGGAATTGTGCATTCTACCGAAGCATTACCTTCACCACCGACATGCCGGATCCGAACAATATCGGAGAACACGACTGGTTACTCAACTATGCCCAGTTGAACGACAAGAAAAAGATCCTGGATCTGATACAAACCGGGTTCGTGTACAATGAGACCAAAAAGGAATATGCCACCTCATTGGATGGGAAGAATCAGCGTGCGATCGCACTGGCGGAACGAAATATGAAGCGATGGGAGGAGCGTTGGATAAAGTGCCGCCGGCAAACATCATTCTTCTGGATCGCCAGTTCATTCGTGAATGCCGATATCCTTTCCCTGGGATGGTTCGACGATGAATTCGAGGTGGGCCTGGAAGGTGTGAGCGCTTCCATCCTTTCCATTATTCCGAAACTATCCGGTGTATCAATGTTCTATGCCGGCCTGCAGGAACGCCATTTCTATTTGGACGGGATCGATTATAAATACATCGACTCCCTACCCTTTGGCCAGGATCCGGACTGCCGTGAGTTGAAGTTTCTGGATCCACGTCAACCCATCGAAGCAGGTCTTGATGTGGGTAACACTCTTTGGATGCTCTTCAGCCAAACCAAGGGTAATACCATGCGGATCATGAAGGAAATGTATACCCTTCCGCCGAAATACATCCGCCAGCTGGCAGACGAATTTCTGCGGTACTTTAAGCCGCACGGTCGCAAACGGCTAAAGCTCTATTACGACAGGGCGGCCAATTCCTACAAAAAGGTGGGACAGGATGTAGCCTCCCAGATCAAAAAGGCCATTGAGTTCGACGCCGACGGCCGGCGTACCGGTTGGTCCGTCCAGTTGATGAGCATAGGCCAGGCCAACATCGGTAGCAATGCAGAATACAACTTCATGATGGAACTGATGAGCGGCAAGAACCCCGTGCTGCCTAAACTCCTGATCGATCGCTCGACGTGCCCCAATCTTAAATCGCAGCTGGAGAAAACCAGAACCAAGACACACAACAGCCGCACCGGTGTAAAACTCATTGTCAAAGAAAAGAAAACCGACAAGTTACCCATTAACCGATTGGCGAAAGAATCCACCAATTTCACCGATGCGTTCAAGTATCTGCTATGTCGTCGTAACTACCTCCGTGCGGTGAACAACAAACAATCCCAGATAGGTACATCCATCAACGCCGGGTGATCCACGCCATCGGCAGGGCATACGGGAAAATGTTAAAATTAGAGGGTGAATCAGTGGATTTTTTCACAAAAAATCACATTTCCCCTCGAAACGGGGCGTGCAATTGCATCCACGGGGCAGAGCGGGTCGGCCACAACTCCGTGTTTTGCGATCTCCAATCGCATTTTGAACAGGTTTTTTAACTGTTTTTCAAAATGTTGCAAATTTTTCTCGTGAAAAAAGTGCCAAAAGTCGACCATTTTAAGGCGAAAATCGGCTATTTTTAGTGAAAAATCGGTGTTTTAAGGCTAAAACAAGCCTAAAACTAAACTTTTAACAGCAAAACTTTGTTTACCATATGAATAATTTGCTACTTTTGCACAAAAGAGCACATAAAGCGCAGTAACAAGACAGTAGACACAACTAAATCGTCATTTTCAATATAGTTATAACTCTTTCTCTCTCAGAGTATAAAGAATAGATATATTATGAGTAAATTACCTAAGGCTCCTCTTATAGAGGTTATATTTGAATTAACGTGGCCTATAAATAATGGGAAGGAGCAAGAAAAGTTTCAATTTTTACTTGGTGATATTTATTCGAAATTAAGAAGTGAATACCCTAATCGTCTTAGGCTTGTTCAACCTCCAAATGTAGAAATTCCGTTAGAAATTTTGGCCAATAAACCAGTTTATAGATTCAGTAAAAATGAATCATACCCTCTCTATCAAATAGGACCAGGGTTATTATCCGTCAACACAGTTGATTCGCATTATTTCTGGGAACAGTTCGAAAAAGAAATAGTGAAAATAACAAAAGTATTTAAAGAATCTTATGATTTTGAGAAGGATACATTATTGAACATGGGGTTGAAATATATTGATTTTTTTGAATTTAATTTCAATCATGACGCATTCGAGTTTTTACACAAACTGTTACATTTAGACATTAAACATAATATACGTCCCGAGAAAAACAATAATCCGGTATTTTTCACATTCGCTAGTGGCTACAACGAAGAGATAGGGTTGTTTAATGTGATAATAAACCGAGGTGGATATAACAATAAAGAAGGATTTGTTATCGAAACAAATGTTTCAAAAAAAATCAGCTCTACAGATTTTAATATCTTACCTTCATGGCTAGAGGAAGCGCATTCTTTCTTGAGTGAAAAATTCAAGAAAATGACTGAGGGAGAAATGTATAACAGCTTTAAATAATTAGTAAAATGGATTCAACTCTAGATTTAACTCCAATGTTTCCTGCTACTTCATCCGTATTAAGGAACTCCAATAATGAAGAGTCAGTTAGATCAATTAACAGCCGGAAATCATATCCTATTACTACTTTAGGATTTAGTATTCTAATCCTGTCCGCATCAATCTCCACAGGAGTTAATATTAACCCGGCATCATTGAACACGTCTTCTTCGATTATTTCATACAAAAGCGCAACTGACGATATGTTTGATATTTCTATTTTGCATGAGTTTGTTTCTAATTTGCTTACGAATAGTAGTGAGTTAGATAGAGAGATTGTAGATTTGGTTAATGAAAACTTCTGGGATTTAATTTGATATGAATATATATGAAGATATAAGATTATATCTGCCCAAATATCTATCAGAGGAATCTACAAAAAAATTACTACGAGAAATTGCAGATTTCCCAAATATCCTTGATGGTTCGCTTTATACAAATAGACTGCAAAATGACAACATAATTTTCCAAGGTGATGCCATCAAGGAATTGCCTGTTATTAATTTACCTGACACAACGATCAAAAAAACTCCATCTATAATATTGTCAAACACTTGTGATATTGATGAGGCTAATGAAAGAGCTTTCCCTTCCCACATTTGTTATGCACCAATATTCAACCTTGAAAAATATATCAATGCTGTAAAAAGAATTGATAAATATAAACAAGAAGAGAGCCTTAATCAGCATATTGAATCAATAAGAAAACAATACATTACTCAAATACTTTATTTGCCAGCAGGAGAAGGTTTGGATTATGAGGGTATTGTTTTTCTGGATCGAATCAATAATTGCAAAAACACAATAATAGAAAGAAATAATTTAAAAACAAAAAGGCTTTTCACCTTGAGTAACTACGGACATTACTTATTGCTAACAAAGATATCGATCCATTTTTCACGACTACAGGAGAAAGTTGACAGAAATGAAGGAGTAATAATAAAATAGCTCTTGATCATTCATGATAAAATTCATTTTCTCAAATATTTATTACCTTTGCCATTGCCCACGAAATTGAAAATAAAACGAAGCCTCTCAGGCGTGTAATCCGTAAAATCGGATTCCGGCAATCAATTCCGGTGGGCACACGCTTGAGAGGTTTCTCCGTTTATTACTATGAAATACGACGTATTAATTTACAATCACAACAACCCGCACGCTATTGGCCAAGTGCGAGCAAATAGTATTGAGAAGTTAAAGGGTTTGGCTCGATACTATGCTACCAATTACAACGGAAAAGGTGGACGCATCATGTTAGAAGATCAGAAAACCGGAAGAATCTGGAGAATTAATTCTTAAACTATCTATACTATGATTTTCGCTTTAATCCTTCTTGCAGTGATAATTATGGCTATTGCTATAGTTTTTACAACAGACAAAAAAAATGGAAAGAAACCGGTTCGAGATCAGAGTGTCATTGATGCCGTCGATCAGGTACTCGACAATCAGAAATCTATTGTCAACACTACAATTTATGTACCCGAAAAGAGTTCCACCAACATTGGTAAATATCTGATTCTCGACACGGAGACAACAGGCATTCCATCAAAAAGTAGAATATTCAAACCCGACAATATTGCGGACTGGCCCTATATTGTTCAGATCGCCTGGATCCTTGTGGATGAAGAGGGATTGTTAGTTGAAGGAGAGGACGTGATTTTGAAACAGGATACAACAATCCCCATATCAGCAACCAATATTCATAAAATAACAACTGAAAAGATGTTGGCTGAAGGTGAGGATCCAAAACCAATTTATGAATCTCTACTATCACAGATTCAAAACTGTGATACAATTGTTGCGCATAACGCAAAATTTGACATCGAGGTATTGAAGGCTGATCTATATAGACATGGATTTATATTCAGTGTTTTAAATGAAAAAGATGTTTATTGCACCATGGAGAATGGGAAAGAATTTTGCATCACATATGGTAAAGGACTTACAAGGAAGAATCCACGGTTGGAAGAACTGTTTGGAGAACTGTTCTACAACAATAAATACATAACTATTCAAAATGCACATTCTGCTTTTTACGACGTACTGGTTACCTATAAATGTTTTATGAAAATGAAAGACATGGAACCTCCTTATCCGATTGAGAAAAAGATCCCAGTGGTGAATGAGCATACTTATAATGAAGCATTTGTTTCAAAATGTGTAGGAAAAATAGACCCAGAAATATTTAAAGGAAAAATATTTGTGATTACCGGTGTTTTCAATAATTTCTCGAGAGACGATCTGGGCGAAATATTCACTCGGCTCGGAGGTGTAAAAAGAGGAGCAATTACTTCCAAAACGAATATTGTCATCATAGGTGAAAATGCGGGACCATCAAAATTGGAGAAAATTGAAGAGCAAAAGAGGCTGAGAGATGACATTGTGGTCTTGGAAGAACATGATTTACTTGAAATGTTGAAATAAACTGGTAAGTCCATATTTGCTATCCCCAAAAAAAATTCCGGTTTTTTTCTTTGCCGGTTAAAAAATTATCCCGATATTTGCATCGATCTACATTCTCAGGGGCGGGTAAGGCTCGCCAGTTTGCGGGCATTTTTTATGCCTATACTTTATGATATTTGGGTTCTGACCCCCGTGCCGGCTGCTAATGCACCGGCTGCCTCTGAGAGGTGTAGATCAACGGGAAAGCGGAACCCTCTTTTTATTTCCGCACTAATACTAATCATTTTTAAAGATCTACAAAAAATGAAAGAAAAAGAAAGACAAGACCGGTTTTTCGACCGGGCCCAGGCAACACTTCCCAGGGGAGCCGTCCTTATTAGTGCTTGTGGAGTTTTCAACCGTGGCAACAGCCGGGCATCATTCACTTACCGCCATTGCGGCAGAGTTTTCACCACTACCTTGCAAACGGAAGGAGGTGCGGTATGAAAGGAAATAAACCGGTAATATCCAAAAGTAAAAAAATCAACTCCAACGGAATACCTGCCCGTTATCGTGAGAGATTCAGTGACACTACACTTGGGAAGTTCAAGGAAAGAATAGAAGAGATCCTTGCCAAAATAGACAAAGTTCATGATGCGGAAACACCGGTAAGGCAATTTGAGGGACGAATCCATTGGGAGGACGCCATTGCATGCTGGACGGGAAAGTATTATATTCACTTTACGGTTACCCGGGAAAGGAGGTCGCGATGAAAGACAATTTACCTAATCCCGTAATGGCTCTCAATCCATACACGAATAAATTGGTGAACGTGGAGCCTTTTTTTGAATTCTTGAAAGAACAATCGGATGCTAAAGAAAGTATAGATTCCGTTATTCGTACACTGGTTACAATATTGAGTGATACTGACGACGATCACAGATCACGCATTCATCACAGGTTTGGATTACCCTCTGACATGTACTTTTTTCTTTACGACCTAAGCGATTTATTCCAAAAGATTGCAGAATGTGAAATATCAATGCCAAAAAGAAAAGGAGGTAATGAATGATACGAGGAGCGGCCGGCAGTTTGTCGGCCGTATCTTGTTAAACAGTATTAAATATAATACTTTTTGTTCCGGTTTTGCTTGTTTATTAGTATTAAATATACTACCTTTGTAAGGTATTAATCAAACGGACATTGACATTATGAAGTACTCAGAGATTGAAAAGAAACTGAAGAAAGCCGGCTGTTACTGGCTATGTGATGGGAAAAGACATCCGATATGGTACAGTCCGATTACCGGGAAAGAGTTCCCGCTCAGCTATCACAGATCGGAGGAAGCCAAGTTTGGAACAATGAAATCAATCAGTAAAGACTCAGGGGTTAAGCTTTAACCCCTGAGTAAAAAAACGGAGGAAAAAATATGAAAATAGATGTGATTATTGAAACCGGTCCCGACAAGCGTTTTGAAGCTGTTATAGATCCTGACAAAGAGTATGGATTATCGTTTGGGTTATTAGGTGAAGGACATTCCGTACAGGAGTGTATCGATGACTTTTATGCATCGGCCGACGAAATGAAAGCTTTATACGCCGAAAAAGGGAAAGAGTTTCCTGGGGATTTAGAATTTACGTTTAAATATGATGCCGCTTCGTTCTTAGCTCACTATTCGGATATGCTTTCGTTATCCGGATTGGAAAAAATTACCGGTATCAATCAACGCCAGTTAAGCCATTATTTGAACGGGGTAAAGAAACCGCGTCCGGAAACGATCCAGAAAATTGAAACAGGGATCCATCGTTTTGCAAATGAATTGAGTCAAGTGAATTTCGTTTGATTAATACACTTATGTAATTTCACTGACGGCCGCTCCCGATTATCGGGGGCGGTTTTTTTAATAGGCACTCACTCTTTTCGGTGGGTGCTTTTTTTGTCCTTTTTTCCCGCTGTCGATCAAACTAATTTTGATGTAAAAAAGATGGATCTGTATAAAGCGATTGCGGAAATGCGGAAATTAAGTAACAGGGGAGAGTGTTTCTCCTTTGCTTTCATGACGTTCAGCGCGACGAAAAGAAAAAGCCACGGGATCAGCGAGGTGAGGCGCGCCCGGTTGGCACCCCAGAATCGGGATGATAAACATCCGTGGAAAGATTACCTGCTCTATTTCGTCGATCTCGATACGAACGAGACGAAACGTTGCTATCAGCCGCTCCTGATGGAGTTCAATGGTGAAAAATTGGAACTGAATTAAATCACATAAATCATGAGTGAATCAAAACAGGAGGGAATGATCCCGGCAGAAAACCGCTCCGGCTCCGGATATGATCCCGAGAAACCAAAGCATTTAGGAGGAGTGAGTTTTGCGAAAGTCCAGACGGGAGTTTATGCGATAACCGGCCTTGACACGGAATATACCTTCTATGCGCCGTCGAGTAAATTTACCGGACCATGGGAACAGGAGAAGGTAATCTATGGAGGTGTGGAGATGGTGCCATACGGCTACAATAACAATATGCCGGCCGAAATGCGGGATTTGCTGGAGAAAAACAACCTCGCGCCGGGGATCCTCTCCCGGAAATTGGGATTGCAATACGGCCAGGGCCCGTTTCTCTATTCCCTGAAACTGGAGAATAACGAGATCCGGAAAGAATGGACGGAGGACAAGGAGATCCAGGCGTGGCTGGATTCATGGGATTACCGCCAATACGTGCGTGACGCGCTGATCGAGTTCAATCATTCCGGCGGTTTTTTTGCACGGTACCACTCCGCACGTAGCCGGCGGCTGGGCAAACCGTGGATCTCCCGGATAAAGGCATTGCATTCCACCGATTGCCGGATGGGTTATCCGGGGAAAGACAAGTCGCTGGATGACGTGGATACTTTTTACATTGGGAATTTCGAGAGCAATTATCCCAAGGAACTGGAGAAATACGCACGGTTCAACATGCAGGATCCGGGAAGATATCCGGTGTGCATGGATTACCATTCGCTCCGCAGTTGGGGACACAAATATTACAGCGTGGCATCGTTTCTGGGTGCCGTGCCATGGGTGAAACGGGCAAACGATCTTCCGGAGATCATACAGTATCTCACGGAGAACATGATCGCGGCAGCATACCACGTACATGTTCCACGGGAGTACTGGGAAGAGAAGTACGATAAACTGGTAGAACAGTATCCGGAGGAAAGCGAAAAAGAGATCGAGATCCGCATGCAGAAGTTGCGGGACGAACTGACCGAAACGATTGCGAAAGTGCTCTCCGGGAAAAAGAATACGGGAAAGTTCCTGGAGAGTATCGACTTTACGGATGACCAAGGCAATAGGTGCGTCTGGAAAGTAGAACAGATCGAAATGAACATCGACAAGTTTATCGAAGCGCAAAGTAAGATCTCCAATATCGCAGACAGCTCAACCACTTCCGGATTCGGATTGAATCCTGCATTGTCAAATATTATCATTGACGGTAAGGGTGACAGCGGCAGCCAAATGATTTACGCGCTGAAAATATTCTATGCGGCGGATACGCAGATCGCTGAAGATATAGTCTTTGAACCTATCAACCGTGCGTTCCGGATCAATTTCCCGGGGAAGAATATCGACATGGGGATATACCGCCTGGCAGTGAATAAGGAGAACAACGTGAGCGCCGGGGACCGGATGACAAACCAGATTTAATTTCTACGATCATGATTTTCAATAAAGACAATAAAGGGAATGAGGAGTTGCGGCGACTGACCGGCAACTACTATGCGAACAATGACTTCGCCAAGATTGAACAGGACATTGTCCTGGCGGAAGAGGAGCTGATAAAAATCATCGGTAGGAATGTTTTCAAACGTGCCGAAGATCATTATAAGAATCCGGATCAGGATCTCACTCCGGAGCAAAAAGAACTGGAGAATGATTTGTTGGAACGGGTGCAATTGCCGATTGCCATCTATGCCACGTTCATGATGTACCGGAAAAACGACGTCAGCCATGAGGATAGCGGCCGGAAAGTGAAAATGGATCCGGATAAAGAAAAGTTACCATGGCAATGGCAACTGGAACGGGATGATGAGATCCAAATGGAGAATTACTACCGTGCAGTGGATCGCTTGATTGACTGGATGGATGAAAAGGAGATCGCGGAATGGCTGGATACTCCGACGCGGAAGGCCATCAAAAAGCAGTTGATCCGGTCGGCCGAAGAGTTCGACAGCTATTATCCTATTGATAGGTCCAGCCGTTTTTTCGTGATGATATCCCCGTTCGTACGGGATGTGGAACGGAAATATATCCGTCCCACCCTGGGTAAAGAGCTGTATGAAAAATATTCAGGTCAAACCACGGATCCGGAACTCACGCCCGAAGAGGAGGAGTTGAAAGAATGGATCTATCCGGCCATCCCGTTGCTGGCCATGAGCATCGCGCTACGGCGGATGCCGCTGGCAGTCATCCCGTTCGGCGTGATCAGGAATTTCAAGGCCGAACAGCAGACGATGAACGCATCGGATCCGGCTACCATGGAAGAAATATTTGCCTTTTCGCGAGACCTGGAACAACAGGGAAAAGAGGCCATCGCCGATTTCAAGAATGAACGGAACGGGAAGGGGATCCTATTCCCGTTGCTTCCGAACAATCATCCGAGAAACAAATACATGAAGGTGTGAAAATGTTGAAAACGTAGTTATGGACGATCCTATTATTATTCTTCCGCCGCCATCGTGGTGGGGCACATTGCAAGGTCTCCCGGAAGTGAGTCTGAGCAGCATGTTCCCGGATCTTTACGCATCACCGGTATCAGACCCACGAGATTTCATCATCAAAAATGAAGCGGGGAACACGATATTGAGTGAAAGTTACAAGCCTTACAACTTCAGGTTAGAAATAAAAGGGCTGAAAGAGATCCTGTCGATGTATCTACGCAGGAAGAACCAGGAACTGGTGATCGGTGGCGAGAACACGCAAATTAAGGAGAATTTCCAGTTCATCCTGGGAGTGGATGGAACCAAAAGCTGCGATGTGATTTACAGCCGCATGAAATCGAACATCCCGGCCGAAAAATTCAAAGGAGATCTCTTCCTCACTACACAGTACCTGAAAAAAATCACCATGCCCGGAGGCAAGGAGTTTTTGACCTACTATTTTAAAAATACCGGTGTCCAGGTCAGTGCCCGGATGTACTACCTGCATAGCTCCGGCCAGATAATGAATACGCCTTATGTGTCGATAGAATCCGGTAAGACCGGATTTTTCGCATTCGACACATCTTTCAGTCGGATCAAAAGCTACTTCCCATCCATTGCGTCGGACAACTGCCTGTTCTACCGGGTAGGCAATGACAGCTACAACGTGGAATACCTGATCGATCGGAGCACCTACCCTAACCTCACCCAACTGGTATTTATGAACAGTTTCGGTGTTCCAGAAACATTGTATATCCGCGGTGAGGTGATCCAGAACGTCAATGCCTCTTTCGAAGAAGGTAAAGTGCACCATATTTCACGTAAGTGGAACCAGCGGGAGAATGAAACTTTTGAGGCCAGTACCGGCAAGATATTCCTCCGGGATGAATACCTGATGTGGCGGGATCTCTTCATGAGCCCCGATGTGTACATCTATGTGAACGGCACACCCCGGAAGGTTTTTGTGACGGAATCGAAAAACAGCATCAATCGGTTGAAAGGAATCAATAAATCACTGGTGTTTACTTTCCGTTTTGCCGACGAGAACGACACCTGGGATTATATGAGGTACCTGGAATGGATTCTGGAACACGGCGTATGGGATGACGAAGGCATCTGGATGGATAGCGGCCACTGGCTGGATGAACCGGAATAAAAAATACAGATATGGCGGAACCGACAAGAGAAGATATTGAATTCCTGTTCCAGGAAGAAGTCCTGAGCCAACATGGAGAGTTCGTGGTGGATTTGTTGCAGGATACCCTTGAGAAGAAAAAAATAATCTTTGAAGGGGATTTACATGACATCCTGGATTACGAGACTTTCAAACGCGGTATCCAAAGAGGTCTTCGTATCTCTTTCTTTGACTACGGTCGTTTCATTGAAATCCGGAAGCATAAAAAAAAGCCCTCTAAAATGGAAACGAATACCAACCAATTGATATGGGGAATTAAGGAAAATACCATGAAGAAAAAGCCAAAAGATGTGAGTTGGTATAGTAAGAACGTGTACGGAAGCTTGAACCGATTGATCGGGATTTTAATGTATGAGTTTACTGATTATGAGTTGGCACGCCTTAAGAAAATAATTACAAATAAAATTGAGACATCACTATGAGTTTGAGAATAGATCGGGCACAACTGGAGATCGTGATTGGCAACGATCAGGCACGCAAACGGATGCGTGAAATAGATGAGGAAGTAAAGGAGCTGAACAAAGAAATACGAAAACTGAAAAAGGAAGGAGAGGATACTTCCAAACAGGAACTTCAGGTTAAAAGGTTAATCCGGGAGTATGATAAATTAACTGATTCGATAGGATTAACAGGTAGTTCTATAAAAGAATTGCGTAGGCGTCAACGGGAACTGATCGCTATCCTTCAGAGCCTTCCGGGCGACAGTCCGTTATATAAACAATACCGTGAACAATTAGAAGCTATAAATGGGCGTCTTAAGGAATTAAACGTAAGCGCTCGAGATACTCAAAAGATACTGAATAATACCAGTAGTAAAGGTGGATTCCTTACCGTACTGAAAGGTGTTTTTGCCGGAAACCTGTTAACCAAAGGAGCAATGATGTTGAAAGATCTGGCAGTGAAAGCACGCGACTTTGTCCGTGAAGGTGTACAGATGGCTGCCGCATCCCAAGGCATTCAACATGCGTTTGAAAGGATTGCCGACCGGGACTACCTTGATTCGTTGCGGAGGCAGACCAAAGGGTTAGTGAGCGATCTAACTTTGATGAAATCGGCTGTTCGTGCCGAAAACTTTAATATTCCGCTCAAACAACTCGGGACATTGCTTGAATTTGCCCAGAATCGAGCCCGTGATACGGGTGAGAGCGTGGATTACTTGGTAGAGTCTATTATCAACGGTATCGGCCGAAAATCACCGCTCATTCTCGATAACCTGGGAATCTCTGCCGTTCGCCTGCAGGAAGAAGTGAAAAAGACAGGTGACTTTGTAGCAGCTGTCGGGAAAATCATTGAGGGTGAAATGGAGAAAGCGGGCCCCGCCATTGATACGGCCGCCGATGCTGCTACCCGGAAAAAAGTGGCATGGGAGAATTTACAGCTGGCGGTGGGCAATTTCTTTGTCGGATTCCGGTCAGGATGGGATGACTTCACTACTCGATTTGCAGAAGGACTGACAAAGTTGTTACAAGGCCAGGAAAAGGCATCTATTGCTTTCGATAATCAGATTAACAAAGTAGCTGATCTGAATGTGAATCTTTTCCCTCTTTTGGAACGTTACGAAGAATTGCAGGAAAAATCTATATTGTCAACCGAAGAACAAACCGAACTAAACCGGATCATGCAGACTATTTCGCAAACCATTCCGGGTGTAATATCAGAATTTGACAAATACGGTAATATACTCTCGATCAATACTGACAAGGTATATGATTTCATTGAGGCGGAGAAAGCCAAACTGGAAGTGCTTAACAGAGACCGACTCCGAGAATACCGAAAAGAGTTGGAAGAAGTGGAGAAGCAGTTGGAATTATTGAATAAACAGCAGGCAGCAGGTGGGAAAACGGTTGCGATCCCCGGTGGAGGTACATTTGCACAGCCTTCATACGTGATTGATCCAAGCACGATCGGGGAGGTAGAGGCAGAGATACAAAAGTTGGGACAGCAAAAACTGGGTCTGGAAGAACTAATTCAGGATCTATCGGGACAAACCACTGAACAAATGCTTCAGGATCTGGAGAAGAGAAAGGAAGCACAGAATAATTTCAATAAAATGGATAAGATCCAGCTAGAAACATGGATTAAAAATAATGAAGAAACTGCGAGCGAATACCTTGAAATTGCACAACGTGTCTATAATAACAGATTTGCTTCCACCACAGAAACGGTCGATGGCAATAATAAAACAACAAAAACTGACAAAAAAGAAAAAGATCCCTTTCAGGAAGAATTGAAGCTGTTGAAAGAAAATCAGAAACGAGAAATCCTCGAATTAAAACAGGGTTTATTGGAGAAAGAAGCTACCGAAGAAGAATTCAGGGATGAATCATATAAAAAGGAGTCGGCTCATCTCATTGAAATGAGAGCCCTGTATGAAAGCTATGGACAGGACACGGTTGATATCGATATGCAGATCACCGACCGGTTGATAGCTGAAGCTAACCGTCGGTACAAACTCGAACAGGAAGCCGAGAAAAAAAACCAGGAAGAGATCGCCGCAATTGAAAAGGATGCTGCTGATACCAAAGCAAAAGAAGAAGAGGACCGGTTAAAAGAAATTGAAGAGCGCCGACGTGAGATTATGGACGGTATTGGCGATGAGTACACGGATTTATATGAGTTTCTCTACGGTCTAAACGTAGAGTGGCTCAATGATTTTCTTGATAAGTGGGGTGTAGAGGCTTCAAAAATCGCCGAGACCGGAGCAAATATTATTAATGCCGCTGTCAACTTCAACAGAGCTGAAGAAATGGCTATCGAACGTCGCTACAATAAAATGATCCAGGCGGCCGGGAATAACAGTCGGAAAGTTCAGCAGTTGGAAGAAGAAAAGGAAAAGAAACTGCACGAGGTCCGGGCAAAGTATGCCGATAAGCAATTCATCCTCACCGTCGCCCAGGTAATTGCTTCTACCGCTGTGAGCGCCATGGAAGCATTCAAAGCGATGGCGGGAATCCCCGTGGTAGGTCCGGCGTTGGGTGCCGTGGCTGCCGCTGCCGCCGTGGCGTATGGTGCCAGCCAGATCGCCGTGGCAAAACAACAGCGGGATGCGGCCAAAGAAGGATATCGTACCGGAGGATATACCGGCCGGGGTGATGACCGCGACGAGGCGGGTGTGGTGCACCGCAATGAGTTCGTGAATACGGCCGATGCCGTGAGAAACCCGCATGTGAAACGTTTCCTTGACGTGTTCGATGTGGCCCAAAAGAACGGTACCATCCGGATGCTGAACACCACACAGATCCTGGAACGGGCAAAACTGGCAAACAATGCACCGGCCAGACAGGCGGCGGTTGACAATTCACCCGCTCCGTCAGCGGATTTGGAAACAATTGAAACTTTGAACCGATTACGGGATAGTGTAGACCGTTTTACAGAAAAATTGGATATTCCTATCAAAACATATACGGTGATCCACGGTACCCAAGGAGCGCGGCGACAGAATGAGCTGTATGACCGCATCATGAAAAACGCGCGTTTGTAAAGGGCATTTCCAATGTCCTTTTTTTTGTGTCCATGCCAAGCTAATTTTGAAATAAAAATGAAAATCGATTACAGCATGGATATCTTCCTCGATCGAATTAAAGAATTCTACTGGCTATTGCTCACGGCATTGTTCTCCGTATTTTCTCCGGTCAAACACGCGCTCATCTTTTTGATGATCGCTTTCATGTTCAACATCATCTCCGGGATCATTACCGATGTGCATGTGAACCGGGCGCCGTTCAGCCTGAAAAAAGCATTCAACGCTTTTACCCAACTGTTGTTCTACGCGGTATGCGTGGTGTTTCTCGACTATGGTGCGAGACTGATGGGAGATGCCGATATCGGTATTACTGCTGTCAAATGGCTTACCTATATTGTCGTTTATTTCTACCTCACTAATATCTTTCGGAATGCACGGCTGGTATATCCTAAATCTGCCGCAATCAATTTCATATACGATCTCTTGTCAACGGAGATATTCAGCCGGCTCAAAGATATGATCGGAATCAAAAATAATAAGGATTATCAAAATGATTAAACTGAGATTAGAACGATTCTTTTTTGGTGATAAGTACACCGTCGGCCGGTTATTCATCGATGATAAATATTTTTGCGATACGTTGGAGGACCGTGTGCGTGACCTGGCCAGTGAAGAAAAAGTATATGGTGAAACAGCTATTCCGGCCGGAACCTATGAGGTACGTGTTACCTGGTCGCCGAAATTCAAACGGAACCTTCCGCTGTTGATGGGTGTCCCTCACTTCACCGGGATAAGGATCCACCGGGGAAATTATCCGAAAGATACCCTCGGGTGCATCTTGGTAGGTGAGAACAAAGTTAAAGGCGGGGTGATTAATTCTACGCAATATGAACTCCTGCTCACAAAAATACTGAGTGGCAAAAAATCTGAAATCGAGATAATCAATAAAAAATGAGATATTATGCTTTTATATACTGTATTGGGATTGCTCTTTGTGTTGGTATTGGTCTTAACGGCTGTCGAGCAAAGAAAAGCCTCCAGAGAGTGGAAGAAACTGCAACACGAACTGAACGGGTTGAGAGATCTGTGGATTCATCACGAGTTGAACAAAGAGAAACAAATCGTGGAGAAGATCGGAGATCCGAAGCCGAACGATCTTACATCCGAACGACCGAATACGATTCTTCCGGGATTGTACGAAGAGTATCTGAAGAATGGCGGGACCGACGATCCGCTGACGTGGCTGTACGGGACAACATCTCCGAGACCATTTCCGTGACCGGCTCTGAAACGGTAAAAACAGAGCGGGACAGCAGCTCTGTCGTGGTGAAAGAAAAATCGCATACGCAGGCAGACAGCCGGCCGGTACAGGGCTTTGAATGGGTGTGGGTGATCGTCGGATTAGTGATAGCAGTCGCGGCTATTCTATTTATCCGGCAAAAAGTAAAATAACGGAGGCGCTTATTTAAGTTTTACCCTGAAAATTGGAATAACGATGAAGATCAATCTTTTTTTCCTGATAAAAATTGCCTGGTACTACTCCATCTTTCAATTGATGAGAAGTCTGACTGACCACATCACCGATAAGGACGCCCGTGAGTTGATCGACTACTGGGAGGTGGTATACCAAATGAAAATCCGGAAGACCTTTAAAAACAAAAGCAGAAAACTGTTTGGCGAATGAGTAAAATACTTGAAATACCGGAGATGTGGGAGGAGCTGGCACCTGATCAGTTCGCATACCTGTTGCGCCTGGTGTTCGAAGCGAAACCGGATGAAGTGACTATACACGACCTTTTGCTGAAGTTCGCCGATTATTTGCTCGGTGAAAAGCAGTTCATCGCCCCGGATAAACGCACCCAGTATTACAAACTGGTGAACGATGTGGCCGGTACCATGGACTGGATCTTTGCCAGGGATGAAGATGATAACTTCCTACTGAACTTCGAGACAACGTATAACCTGCTTCCGGAACTTGCCGGTTACCTTGGCCCTCAAAGCCATGGGAGCGACCTCACGTTTGGTGAATACAAGGCAGCCGTGGATATGATGAACCGGTACTCACAAGAAAAAGATCTCTTTTTCCTTGATGCCCTTTGCGGGATCCTGTACCGGAAGCCGGCACTGAAGAAACTCAATCCGGAGGGGATCACCATGCGGGAAAATTTTTCGAAGCACAAAATCGACCGGTACGCCCGCAACTTCGAAAAGGTTCCGGAATACCTGAAATGGGGTGTGTACCTCTGGTTTGCCTATTTCAACCGGTACCTGATAGAGGGAGGCCCTTTCATTATCGACGGTAATACGCTGAGTTTTGAATCTCTTTTTGAGCGGGACGATACCACCGATGGAGCGGAAAAGGATCAGGCCATCGGGTTGATGAGCATCGTATTTACCCTGGCTGACAGCGGCACGTTCGGCAATGTATCGCAGACGGAAGAGGCCCTGTTATTTCCCGTACTGATGAAGCTGCTGCACGACAAACAAATGTTTGAAAAATTGAAACGAAATGATCGGAATTAAAGAATTAAGAAATACGTTTAGCGAATTGGCCGCGGAGGTGAACAGCGAACTGGATGATGACCTGTTGCCGTTCGCAGTGAAACGGGTTATTGTGTCTCCCACGGAAAAGCACCTGGTCAATAAACTAAAAGACAAGCCGGGAGTGATCCTGGCATTCCGGATGCCGAGTGCCGATACCGATATTGTGAGCGGTGACAATTACGGGGAAATTAATAAAATGCTTTTTTACATCATAGAGAAAGTGGATCCGGGTTCGCAAAGCGATGAGCAGGAACTGGATCATTACAACCAGCTGCAGCTGATCACGTCGGCATTCAAACTGAAATTGCTCGACCGGTTGATGGGCAATGATTTCTGCCGTACCGACAATGAGCTGGCCAAGGCATTCCACACGGAATACGAATATCAGGAATTCGGCGGATGGAACGGCCTGAGTGTGAGTTTCGACATCAAAGATTATGAACTATGACCGAATTATTTGTCAATAATGAACAGGTGACGCTTCCGGATAAATTCAGCACGGAAGTGATCGAGGGGAATCCTTTCATCAACCCGATCGGGGAGACGTCGCTTGACATCACGTGTTCGTTACTGGAACCGGCAAACGCTTATATATTCGGGTACCTGCATCGGACCAATTCGAAAAAAGACATCTCCCAATCACTTGACTGCAAATTGCTGGTCGATGCTACTGAGTATTACGGAAAATGCATTATACTGGAGTTTTCGGACGAAGAGGTGAAGTTCCAACTGGTTTTTAAAAATAGCATCTTCACCTATGCGATAAGTGAAGATCTGGAACTCCGCCACCTAAACCTTGGAACGGCTGTCATCAATCCAGGCGAAATTATATCGAACTTCGACAAAACCTATCCGGAAGTGGATTTTCAGTTGCTGATGGTCTATAATCCGGATATTACTTACAGTTTCGCGGGATTTCAGTTGGTGGATGGCGACCTGCTGAACCGGCTCACTTATGTGTGGAACGGTACGACGCATCTGCTTACCTATGGCTTGGACGGAGAGAATGTAAATCTAAATGGCATGTTCGCGAACGGAGATCTCCGTATCAAGAAGGTATTATACAGTCCGCAACCTTATCTATCCGCGATCGTAAAAAAGATAATCAACGCGCTGGGATTCCAGTTGGGAGTAAATGAGATTACGGAACATCCGGTGTATAAATACGCCATCATCGTGAACGGCGCCACATCATTACATTACTCGGACATGCTTCCGGACTGGACTGTAAAGAAATTCATCGAACAGGTACAGATCTGGCAGAACTGCCGGTTCATCTACAATTCCATAACCGGTGTGGTAGATATCCGCTACAATCATCGCAATTCGCAGAACCCGACCTATACCGAACTGGAAGTACTCGATGATTTCTCCGGTGCCTCAGAGGAAGAAGATCCGGTGATGAACCGCCAGCGGAATATCGAATACAACCTTCCGGATACGGACGGATATAAATATACCCGCATCGATCAAAAGATCTTGGAAGAGTTCCCGAATGTAGGGATGAGCGCCGGCACATTACAAGCTGCGGTTACAGCACTGATGGCAAATGGCAATCCGTCGTGGATCTATTATTTTGATAATTCAGATCCATTGCTGATCATGCAGGGAGGGATGCCCAAAATCGTGCATGAATACCCAATGTTACAGAACAACCCCGATACCGACAGCGCCGACGAGACGCTGGATATCGTGCCGGCCGAAATGAAGCTGATCACGTTCTACGTACGCGATCGGTCGAGTAACGCCACATCCAGTTGGGTTTACACCATGGTACCGGTCAACCGGGAATCTTCCATCCTGTTGACAGATATCGATGATACCCAGCATAGCATGCCGGTAGACGACGCAATACAAGATCCGTCATCAATCACCGGAGATAAGGAGACCAGCGAAGTAATGCAAATCGTACTTTACAGCGGGTACAGGAATGCTGAAGTTAAGGGTGCTTTCGTATCGATGGAAGGACTTCCGGAACCCTATACCCGTTCGGTTTCAGATATCTACCCCGACGGAGGATTTCACACGCTTGTTTCAACCACCCCGCAGGTGGACAATCTCCTGTCGCTCGACCATCTCAACAGACACCTTTATGAGCAGGAATTAGAAATAGATCCTTCGAAGCGCTATCGTTTCCGTTTCTTCCGTCCCATGCGTGACCTAGATATCACTGATATTTTCGTGATCAATGGTGAGTATTACCGCGCCTACCAATTTCATAAAACCATCACCAGTGACGGCATGGATGAAGTCATTGAAGGGGAATTTTACAAACTAAAATAGAGTACTAACGATTAAATTACATAAGAGATATGGCAATTGAATTAGAACAAATACAACCTTGGGATGGACAATCCGGTACTGGCTCCGATGCCCGGGTTGTGATTGACGGCAATTTCGAGAAGATTAAAAACGAATTAGAAACTGTCGATTCCAAGCTGGAGGAAACTAATGAACAAATAGTTCAATTAGCGGGCGAGAAGGTGAGTTCTGAAAATATTATTCATTCTGTTTTTGAACGTGTTGATTTTTCAAATAATAGCCCAACATTGCCTGATGGATTCACTATCGAGAATGGAAGCCTTGTGTTTACAAAAGCAGCCGGAATGAGCGGTAATAAAACAGCAATTATTCCTTTAAATATCCCAAATCGATGGAAAGCAGGTAAATACATATCAATGCGTGGAGCGTCTGTTTTTGGTAATGAATCAAGTATTACTTTGACATTTCATAACTCAGCCGGAACAGCGATGATAAATCAGCTTATAGGAGCGATTCCTAAAAGTGGTTCAAGAATAAAAGCAATAGTCAATGCTTATGATTCGTCAACTAAACAGGTCAAGTTGAATGTGTCTATTAATTCGACAGCATTGTCAACAGGGGCGAAGGTTTATCTCAATGATGTAGTTTTAACAGATGTCGCGATTAATGATTTTAGGGGCTTAATCCAAGTCATATCTAATCCTGCACTTTTATCTGAAACAATACAATCGGTATCAACCGTGTCAACAGATTTGGATAAAGTAGAGAATTCGCTGGACGGGATAGAAATAATTACTGATTCAAAAGATCAAGTTAATATTCCCGATAGAGCAATTTCCAATTTTGGCGGAGGGGAAGCTGTCGTAACAGGTTATACTTCAAGCAACTATTTAGACATTAGTGGAGTTGACAGGATAGAAATGTGGGCGTCGATCACCAACTTTGCAACGGGCTATTGCCCGATTCTATTTTATAAAAATGCATCTACTGCAGGATATCTGAGCGCCTTAACTCCTATTTTTCATCGTAAAATGCCTTATGTTGGTTATCGTGAAGCATTCAAAGAAGCAACGCATATTAGAGTGAGTTGCTTGACAGCTGACATTTCAACTTTTTATCTAAGATTGATAAAAGGCAGCACCTCTTCGTTCTACGAGGTGTCAAATGAAGGCATCTTGGCTAAATCTGTCGAATGGGTTCAAAAACATAAACCGTCTGTGAAAGTGGCAAATATTGGCAGTTTTTCTGTCAGAAAAATAGTTGACAATCCGGTGAAGATTGACAATGTAAACACTTACATGAAAGATTATGAGCCGATTAATCGTGATTTAAGGCGACCGATAGGGAAAGTCGTTGTTACTGATACTTATCTGAGCAAGCCCGAAATATGGCATATCGGAAAATATACAGGAAAAATATACTGTAGTGGCTCCGATTATGGTGGACTGTATTGCGCCAACAATTGGGGTGATTTTCTTTCAGGAAACATCGTTAAAATAAGTACCAATAATGTGTATGCAGGTATTGTCGGCGTTAGAGAAATGCAAAATGGCGAATTAGTTATTATGGGAGGAAATGCTTTAACCGGTGGTGAAATAGATGCTCGGTGTGGCGTTTATGTTTCTGCAGGATGGAAGACGGCAAGCATGACCAATACGCCAGTAGCATTTACAATAAAACAGGCATGGCAAAGCAAAAGAAATGCACCTCAGGATGCTTGGGGGTTTCACGTAGTTGGGAATCAAGTTCTTGTTTCAGAATATTCTGTTTCAGGTACAACTTTTGAGAATAGTTACGTATATTATTCGAAAGATTTCGGACAAACGTTTTCAGCTATTTTCGACATTGAAACTCAATTTGGAAATTCAAATAATCGCGTTCCGGCAACTAATTATCAACACATTCACGGATGCACCATAGACCCTTATTGGAGCAGGTTATGGGTGTTTCCCGGAGAAAGCGCTGTCAATCAACAAGTAATTTCATATTCGGATGATGAAGGTGTGACGTGGACCCATCTCTCTACGACATATATGGAAAAGATGCTTACTGTCGGGAATTATCAGGCAATGAAATATTGCGCTGCTCATGCATTAGATACAGGTATTCTAATGGGAACGGACAGCCAGCCAAATGGTATGTGGAGATTCAACCGAATTAATCGTAACATGATTTCAGGCAGTCAAGCTGATTGCATTGAAGAAGCTAAACGATATGATTTGCAAATAACCAACTCAAGCACCGGTTATAGTGGTCACGAACGGACAATTACTCACATTATGGGACATATGACAAGGGTCATGGATGATAATTCAGCTTATCCGGTTATTGTGTGCTCCCCAATGGTTGGATTATACTCTAATATCGGAACCCCTGACCAATCCGGATTAGTGCATATCAGTTATGACGGCGTTAGATTCTGGGAGATTTGGCGCGAAACTGACGCCGCATTCAAAGCACCTGAAAATTTCAAGGATAATAATATGAAGGCCTTCGCATATAAAGACGGAACGATTTATATTATTGCAAAGTATTATGATGGCGGCGCTGTAAGGAATAGGATTGTAAAAGGAGTTTTGCCTGAAGCTTATTGAGAGAACAGTTGGAACCGAGGTGATTCGAAAGAAAATCCCTAAATGGGAATTGGTTTCATCGCACACAGCCCGCAGGAGTTTCGCAACAAACATGTTTCTTCAGAATATACCAACGTACCGAATAATGCTCATCACAGGCCATAAGAGTGAGAGTTCTTTTTTTAAGTACATCCGTGTCACCCGTGAAGAGAACGCAGCCACGCTGGCCGGACATTTGTTCTTTCAATGAGCAAACCCATCAAAACATTTAACCCCTTCCTGTTTACTTTCATCCAGCACGTGGGCATAGATCATTGTTTCAGAAAGCGAACTATGGCCTAATATTTTCTGCAGTGCCGTGATATCTTTTGTCTTTGCCAGAAAATAAGTGGCGAAAGTATGTCGGCCGGCTTTGTGGGTGATCGGCTTTCGGATCTCCAACTCTGCAGCAATATCTTTCAGGTACCGGTTCATGGTCTGATCGGCCGGGAGATCCTGGAAAATCTTTCCTTTCTTTCGTAGGCCAACCACATTCCGGATAATCATTTTCAATGTTTCAGATACCGGCACCAAAATGGGTTCAGGTTTCGAATTCCGGTTCTTTACGCGATAATAAACAAATGATTCCTCCGTGAATTGTTCAAGAGACAGGTTCCGGGCATCGGTGACGTGTAACGATGAAAAACACATGAACAGGAAAAATTCCAGTGTCCGGTGGTATTTCGACTCAAAAACACCGGTTTTATAGGCATCCATCAATATTTTCAATTCATCTTCCCTGAGATAGGTGTAACTTGCCTTTCCTCGTTTTATTTTGAAATTCACAAAAGGATTTTCATCCATATATCCCATCTTCCAAGCGGCTAATATGTATTTTTTGAAAATAGCCATGTTTTTACCAGTTGTGTTATCGTTGTTTCCGCAGTTCTTCCTGAGATGTATGTAATACCGGTGTAGCCAGTCCTCTGTGATATCATCGAAATGGAGATTGGGTTGCCACTCCTGCACCTTCTTTATAACAACGTTATGCGTATTGATAGTCGATAGTTCGTTCCCGAAATTGAGGTTCCGTTTATTTGCTTTGATAAAATCAAAGAATGTGGCATAGTCGGATGGACGGTTGTACGCTCGCAGAAAAGCATCACGGGTAAGTTTTTTATTCTTCAGTCGGTATGTTACGAACACATTATTGATCCGGGCACGGATGTTCTCGATAAGCTGATTCTTGTCTTCATGATCAGGATCTGATGATTTTATACGCATCTTTTTCGGATCCCAATTCTTTTTTGCACATCTTACTTTCGCGGAGAAGTGAACACGGCCACGGTTCACATAGAAGTCAAACCAAACAACACCTTCATTGCTTGTTTTGTATTCGCGCAGGTATATCTTCAGATTTACCAT